ATAGTATTGTGATGATGACTGCTTTTATGGAACAAATGAACGATTTAAATACGATAATGGTTGAACATTTAGAAACTTATTGGGGTGATTCAACAAGTTATAAATTTTTATCAGCTTTATCTGGTGATATATCGAATGAAGTACAAATGGAAACTGATGGCGAAAGGTTGGTTAGAAACGAATTAGGATTGGAAATTAAAGGATATATGATACCTGAATTTACAGATAACGTATTTGGAAAAACTGCTGAAGCAGGAAGAGGATATATACCAAAAAAAGTGGTGTTTTCCGAAACAATATTATAATTATATATGTATATACAATTTATTAACTTAATACGTAAGGAGTTACAAAATGGCTAAAAAAGATGATATTAAATTTACTGAAGAAGAACTAAATTCTATTGGGGAACTTCAAAATAATTATCTTAGAATTACAAATGCTTTAGGGCAAGTGTCAGTTGGGAGATTAAATCTTAATGCACAAGAACAAGCATTAAAGGATGATTTAGAATCCAATCGCCAAAACGAACAAGATATATTAAATACCATTACTGAAAAGTATGGTCCAGGACAATTAGATCCAGCGACAGGAGTTTTTACTCCATCAGAAGAATCAGACGACGAAGATTCTGAATAATTAAAAAGTCTCTTTTGGAATTTTTTGTAATATTTATATATGAATAAATTTATATAATTTACATCTTTCATGGAGACTTTAAATGGCTGAAAAAATACTTAGTCCAGGCGTATTCACAAATGAAATAGATCAATCATTTCTTCCCGCTACCGTTGGTCCTATTGGTGCGGCAATTGTCGGGCCCACTGTAAAGGGACCATCTTTAGTTCCAACTGTAGTTAGTTCATATAGTGAATATGTCAATATATTCGGTGAAATAATCGAAAGTGGTTCTGATAGTTATCAATATTTAACATCCCATACGGCTAAAGAATATTTACGTCAAGGTGGTCCTTGTACGATTGTTAGAGTTTCTGATCCACAGGGTAACACTGCTCGTGCTACTGCTGTTGTGCCCAGTGGTTCTTCATCTACTGGATTATTTACTCTTGAAGCTTTAGGAGATGGGCCTCAATTTAATAATTTTGTTGGTACTGGTTCAAGTTTTGGAACTGATAATATTTTACCAATAAGGAAGCATAACGCATCATATAATAGTCTTCTTATTTCTGGTAGTTATGGTGGTAGACCAGATAATTTCAGATGGGAAGTCTCTCAGAGAAATCTTTCTAAAGGTACTTTTACTTTGTTGATTAGACAGGGTAACGATACGACTTCTAATAAAAAAGTAATTGAAACTCATGAAAATTTATCTTTTGATCCTGAATCTTCGAATTATATATTGAAAAGAATTGGGAATCAGTCTACATCATTGGCTGCTGAGGGTGGAGTTGCTTATCTAAAACCAACTGGCGACTATCCTAATACATCTGCATATGTTCGCGTAAGTAGTCTTCCTGATGCTAATAAAACACCAAATTATTTAGATGAAAATGGTAGTGTGACACCTGCTTATAGTTCTTCAGCAGCAGCAACTGCACCATCACCTAATCAATTTTTCCCACTTGTTGGAAGTGGAAGTTTCGGTGGTGCGTTTGGACATGGGACTGATGCATCAGCATCAGATGCTGCGGGAGCTACAACAGGTGCTACAAGTTCAGCTTTTACAGGCTTTCCAAGTCAAACTGCTGGATCCAATGGTAGTGAATCCAGTCAACATCCTTTTGCTTTTTATGAAAATATTTCCAATACCAATAATCAAGGTATTGAGATGGCTGAATCGTATAAACAACCAACTGCTGCTTCATTAGCAGCTGCTGGTGGATATGGAACTGCTTTGAGTATTTTGTCTAATAAAGATGAGTATGATTTTAATTTGTTGTTTTTACCTGGTGTTGTAGATCAATCTTTGGGTTCAAACCATAATGCAGTTATAGGACAGGCCATTCAATTATGTGAAGATAGAGGTGATGTTTTCTTAGTTTA